ACTGTTGAGTCATTGTTAGCAGTTGTTACTGTAAGTTTTACAAAGAGACCCTGTACGGCTGCAGAGATTGTCGATGCTGAACCGTTGGTTCCAACAACTCCATACTCTGTGATTGCAACGTTATCGTTGGCATCAAGTGTTAAAAGTACCTTTGAGATTTCTGTGTGATCTCCATAGGCAACCTTTACAAGATATTCTGCTGAGCGGTACTCGTCCTTAAGAAATTGATGGGCAAACTGAATTCCTGCAGTTGGTGCTGAAAGAGTTGCTGCAACCTGCTTAGCAACTGAGTTTAACTCAACTGCTGTGAAGTTTGGAACAACTGCTTCAAGAGCGTCTACTGCACGAACATCTGTAAAGTACTTGTTTGTTGTACCTTCTACAAGGTCATCAGTATCAGAATCTGCTACACCGTTTTCTGCAGTAATAACAAGACCTGAACCTGAACCTGTAATTGTGATATTAGTCTTTGTAGCACCAGTCAAAAGGGCTGCTGCTGAAGACTTGGCACGAGAATCTAAGAAGTACTGGTTTGTTGAACCCTCTTCAATATCATCTGTGTCAATAAGATTAATCTGGTCTGCAATTGTTCCACCAACTGCAGCGATTGCTCGTGCATCTGTGAAGTAAAGGTTTGTTGGTCCCTCTTCAATGTCATCTGTGTCAAGAGCATTGATTGCATTTGTTGTATGCGTTTGTGCATTGTTCTGTGCAGTGCTTGCATAACCTTGAGCAGTTACAAGAGCATCTGTGATTTCACTATCTGTGTAAGAGTTAGCATCTGCTTCTGCAGTGTCTGCGTAGCCCTGAGCAGTTGAAAGTGCTGTTGTAATTTCTCCATCTGTGTAAGAGTTAGCAGTTGTTACTGCATCAGATTCTGCTGTGTTAGCATAGTTCTGGTAAGCAGTAGTAATCGCTGTCTCTCTGCCGTCTGTATAAGAGTTTGCTGATGTTACTGCATCTGTTTCTGCTTGATCAACATAACCCTTAGTTGCTGCATGTAGGTTTAATGTTGGTGCACCTGGAAGGGTTAAGTCTCCAGTCATTGTGTCGCCAGACTTTGCTACTCTACCAGCAACGGCTGCTGCTGCATCAGATGCATAATTTGGATTGTCTGCAATCGCTGCAGCCAATTCGTTTAGTGTGTCAAGAAGTGCTGGGGCTGTATCTACAAGCGCTGCAACTTCTGCATCTGTGTACGAGTTTGCATCTGCAATAGCCTGTGCCTTAGCGGTTGCAATAGCAGAGTTACGGTCTGTAACTTCTGTGTTAATTGCTGAAGTAATTGCTGAGTTACGATCTGAAACTTCTGTACCGATTGCAGTTGAAAGTGCTGAGGCTGCAGTTGCTTCTGCACCTGACTTTGCGTTGTTAGCCTTTGTGGTTGCATCTGCTGATGCTGTTGAGACTGCATCTGCTTCTGCCTGATCTGCATAAGCCTGAGTTGCAAGAACATCTGCTCCCCACTTAACAGAAGAACCTGCTGCTGGAGTAAGAACGATATGAGAATCAGAGTTGATTGTCATTGCACCTGCGCCAGTGAAGTTAAGTGTATCTCCAATAGTCTTGTTTGTTAATGTCTGTGTGTTTGTTGTTCCAACTACCGCACCAGTTGCACCGTGTGCTTCTGTAGCATTTTCGTGATCTGTAAGATCTGATGCTACATCGCCTGCAGCAGTTGCGATTGCTGATGCAGTTGCATCAAGTGCTCTTTGGTCTGTGAAGTAAAGGTTTGTTCTTTCTGAAAGATTTTCAGTGGTTAGGTTTGCAAGGCTTGAAACTGTTCCAGTTACACTACCTGTTAAGTTACCAGTTACATCACCAGTTACATTTCCTGTTACATTTCCTGTTAGGTTACCAGTTACGTTACCTGTTACATCACCAGTTACATCTCCAACTAAATCTGCTGTAACCTGAGTCGCAGCAAAGTTACCATTAGCATCACGCTTTACGACCTTGTTTGCTTCGTTAACAGATGTTGCTGTTCCGCCAATAAGACCGACGATGTAGTCTTGGTCTGCTTGCTTCTTTGTAAGAACGTCTTGTCCGTTAACTGTCGCTGTTGTACCTTCAACGACAAGACCACTCTTAATTTTAAAATCTTTATTTACTGTTGCCATTTTTTATATCTCCTTTTATTACGCCTTAAGTCCCATACGTGCGTAACGTACAGTGACTGGCTTGATCGCAGGATCTGGAGTGACTGTTAAGGCCACGGTATTTCCAGTGCGAGAGACATTAATGGTGCCAATATTCCCATCATTGTCGATTGTGCCGTACTCGCTGACGCTTACATTTGTACCGTCAACAAGAATAGTTAATTCAGTTGCGTAGAACTTGTTGTCCCCTGCAGATGTCTTTGATATTGAAACAATATACTTGACCATACGCCAAACAGTGGCATCAAAGTTATCAATAACAGTTACGTTCTCAATACCACTAATTGTGTTTTCATTATTTCCTGATGAACCCAAGTCTGTTGACTGAGAAGACAGGGTGTCGATTAAATCTACATAATTTTCTTGAGTAGGTCTATCTCCTGTTTGGAATAGGCCCTTAACTGCTGGAATTGATATTTTAGCCATGTAGAGATTATATCATCCCTTTTAATAAGACTATTAGAGAATGTAGTTGCTATAGCCAATAACTTGAAGTGGAATTGCTGGAGTGTTACCCAAACCAATAGCCTGTATTTGAATTGCTGAAAACTTAACTCTAAAAGGAAGAACTTCTGTGATCAGTGTGTTTCTTGTAAAATCTTCTACCTGAATTAATGGGTAGTCAATAGGAAAAATTAGTTTTGTTTTTCCGTTAAGTTCATCAAGTATTAGTGCTGTTGCCATTAATCTGTTACATCTTCAAGAATCTTTAGGCTACCCTGGGCAACCGTCCAAACTCTTGTAGGGTCTGACACTTGAATGTCAAAGATGTCTCCTGTTTGAAGTTGTGCTGACTGTGCTGCTGTAAGCCAAACCGTAAACTCTCCAACTAAGTCATCTTCGTCTGCAACTGGATATAAATTTAAAACTAGTGTTGCATTGTCTGTAATAGTTCCAGGAGTTGAAGTAGGTCTCTTAATCTTCATAGCAATATCCCATTCAGATCCCGCACCTTTTAGGATCAAAGGAACTTTAGCATCATCTGTTACATAAACCTTAAAACCAGAAGTATCTCCACGCACGACAGTCCAAATAACTGTAGGTGGCGGATTGCCAATGTTATACAGTGATTGAGATCCTCTTAAAGTTGCCATTGTTAAATTATACCACTCTTAAGACAGTCCGTCTTTGAGTGCCCCCCACGTTCCGTTACCTTTTGTCTGAACAATTATCATTCCGCCATTTGCTTTTAAAGCCGAAACTCCAACTACTCCTATATATCTTGCGGGACCTGAAGATGGACGAACGCCAACAAGAGTTCCAACGCTGTCTACATAAATTTTTGTTCCAGCACTTCCTAGCCCAAGGGTATTCATTTGTATAATTCCAGAAACTACAACAACTCCATTTCCAATATCATTTAATCCAGAAGGCGGTGTGTCTGCTTGCATTAAACCTAAGATTGGAACGTCTGGATTGTGAGTAGTGCTTGATGGATTATATTTTAATACAGTTGGTACTGGCTTTGAATTATAAGGAATGCTTCCAGAAATAAAAACTGGTGTCCCTGCTAAAATAGGAGCAACAGAACTTCCATTCCTTACAAGCGATGTAACGCCTGTCATTCCTAGCGGTGGCAAAATATCATTTAAAGCATCAACCAATGTTTTAATATCCCCGTGTACATTAACGGGATCTGAAGCAAGCGGGTACTTCATATTAGGATAGTTAACTGATTGTCCTGTAGCCATAATCTTTATTATACCACCCTCTGAAGTTGACTTTTGGTAAAATTTTGTGTTATACTAGGTAGTAACACCTACCAAGGTGTTATTGTTTTCTAAGGAGGAAACTATGATTAAATTTATCGAAAGAAACAAAGAGATCATTAGCACACTCAGTATCGTAGCACTTGTCAGTGTATTTTCTAATGCTGCTAATGCTACCCCAGATCTTGATACGAAAAACAATCTTAGCCTGAAACAGGCTCAGACAGTAGAACCCGCCTCGAAAGAGGTTTTTTTGGTTTCTAAAGCAAAAAAACTAGAGAGTTTTGAGAATAAGGTTTCTCTGACTGATCTAGAACTAAAGGAACTGCTTTCGCTAGTAGGCTTCAAGGGTCAAGACCTTGTCGTTGCTTGGGCAGTTGCTAAAAAGGAATCTAATGGGCGACCATTGGCTTTTAATGGCAACCACAAGACTGGCGACTCTTCTTATGGTATGTTTCAAATTAACATGATCGACAATCTTGGTCCTGATCGTAGAACTAAGTTTGATCTTGAATCTAATTCTGAGTTGTTTAACCCCGTAAAGAATGCAGAGATTGCATACTATATGACAAGCGGTGGAGATGATTGGTCTTCTTGGAAGGGTATTACCCCAAAGACCAAATACTGGATGTCTAAATTTCCTAAGTAATATATCAAATTAGGACCCCTCTTAGGAGGGGTTCTTTTTTGTTTCCTGAAGTATCCAGTTATAAGTTTTTTCAATTCCATCTTTAAGAGACATTGAGTAATCCCAGCCTAGTCTTTCTCTTACCAAGTCATTATTAGAATTTCTTCCTCTAACTCCTAAAGGTCCAGGGATATGCATCTTGCTCAAAACCTTGCCCTCAATACTGCAAGCAATGTCTACCAACTGGTTGATAGTAACCATTTCCTCAGACCCAATGTTAACAGGTCCAGTGAAGTCTGATTTCATAAGTCTTCTTGTTGCTTCTATGCATTCATCTATATATAGGAATGAACGGGTTTGTTCTCCATCCCCCCAAATTTCTATAAAGCCATCTGACTGTATAACTTTTCGACACATTGCTGCAGGAGCCTTTTCTTTTCCACCATCCCAAGTTCCTTCTGGTCCATAGATGTTGTGATATCT